TGAGCCTGGAGTAGGCAAATCTGCTATAATTTATCCTTTAATGGCCTATTTAACCAAATTTATGGATGTGCGTGTGGATGAGAAAACTAATTTTAAAGATTACATTTATGATTTACCCAAAACGAGTGATCATATGGATGGTTATTCTGGACAATTAGGTGTTCTCATGGATGATGTTTTTCAACGTAAAGATTCGCCCTCTCTCCCAAACCCAGAATTGATGATGTTTTTGCAAATGATCAATGTTGCAAAATTCATTGTGCCGATGGCTCACTTGAGTTCCAAAGGTACAGTTTTCGATTCTAGGATAGTGTTTCTTACCACCAATCGTGAACACTATCAGATTAGGAGTATGGAAGAACCCACTGCAATCTGGAGACGAATTCATTATCGATTGCGAACCAAAGTAATTCCCGAAGTGCAGTATAATCCCAAAAGCAATAATCCAGCCGATCATGGAATTTGTCCAACAAATTTGGCCAAGTGGTGTGAATCTCAGGGTTTCGTTTATCAACGTGGTATAGTGTATCCTCAGATTTACCGTTTTGATGTTCTTGTTGAGTGTCATAATCCTCGTACTGTTGCGGAGAATGTTTCATATGAATATGTTTTTAAAATGTTGCGAGATGCTGTGATTCGTCAGAACGAGAAAATGGAGAATTCTACCAAGCAATTGCATGAATTTGCAAATCTTAAGTTCGACGATGATGGCATTGACGATGCTCCAACCTGTTTGAAACCGGGTGTGTGTGATAAGCCTGTTGTTGTGGATGGAAAGGAGGATTTCCCATTTCATCCTCCTTCTTTGATTCCAGCTAAAGTTGTGGATGTGAGTGGCAGGATTAATATTACTGCTGCGAAGAGTTATGTGTGTGATGATGTGGCAGCCGCTGCGCGAGAATTTGAAGCTACTTATGGATTTGCAGCAGGCCTCTCAGAGAAAGAGAGACGCGCGCAAGTTTTGGATACATTGAAACATGACGCAGCCAATTTGGATGCAGCTTTCGCTCGTATTGATTTCAAAAAAGCAGCTGATGCAGAATTCCAAGCTCTTGACCCAAAGGAGTTGCCTGCAACTACATCGAGCAAATACTTACCATCATGGATTGACCCCCGAACTATGGATATGAAGAAATGGTTCGAAGGAAGAAATAGTGAAGACGAGGAAGAGAGATTCTTCGACTGTGCTGATATAACAGGTAGCTTGGATAAAATCGAGAGAGCCAAGGCAAATTTGGAAACGCGTCAGAAGCTCAAGAGATATTTTCAATATTTCACTGTTGGCGCTGCTGTGATGACCATCGGAGGCGTGATTGCCCGCTGGTTTTGCGGTGTTGCCAAGGAACAGGAAGAGAAGGAAATCGTTGAAGAGAGCAGATCGTATGGAGAACGCGGACCCGCCAATACTATTCGGCGAGAAGGATATTCTGGAAAGGATGTCGTGAACAATCAGATCCGACGTGAAGCTTTGGCAGAAGAAGAAGGTCTTGCCGATTGGTTTGGTAGGAAATGGCAAACTATGCTGATGGCACTGTATGGTGATCAAATGAAGAAATACATTGACCAATTGTGGGAATCTCGGAAGATTCCTATCGTCAAAAAGATGATGATGCTTGCTCATTGTGATCATAAGGAATTTTATTATCAATTAAGACATGTGTGTGAAGAAGGACGATCGTGCAATCCTGAGATTGCGGAAATTTTCAAACATCCGATTGCTTGTGTTGTGATGACGCGCGGTATCTTGTACTCTGATGAGGAAATCAAATTAGCTTTTAGAACGACTCTGAAAAAGTACATGTCCCCAGAAGATCGAGATTTTTATGAAGCCGTCTGTGCTGATGTTATTCTCCAATCTTCGTATGAGGAATTGAATAAAGCCGTGTCAAGGACTGTGGATAAAAATGTTGTTTCATTGCCCACTTACAGTTCACTGTTGTCTGTGAACAAGGATCCTCGTGTTGATAATGATTTGTTGAAAGAACCAAACCTAGCGATTCCCGAAATGCCTTATGATATGAATGCTTGGTCCCTTGTTCGACACCGCTTGATGTACAATACTCTGCTTATGAAGAAGGAGAACGGAGGTGTGATGAATGCTTTTTCAATTGGTGGTCAGTGTGTTGTTACTAATGCCCATGCGTGTGAATGGATGAAAGGAAGTGAGAAACTCACTTTCACTTGCGTTAATCAATCTTTTGAAGTGTTTGTGTCTGATTTGCAAACGAAGGTTTTGGATGATGACGTGATGATTATGTATTCTGACAGATTTCCCCGATTTCGACGAGTGACTGACCAATTGATGAGTGAAGATGAAGTGGCCAAATCCCCAATGAACCGGATGCTGATGGTGAGGTATGCTGAAACACCAAAGAAGGGGGACATGATTGTCCTGAGTTCTGGAGTGTCTCGGTATTACACAGGGAAAGAATTGAACTTTGCCAAACCTGGGTCATCGGAAGTGAAGAAGACAGTAAACAGGTATGTGAAATACTCGATGGATACTGTTTATGGTGATTGTGGAGCCCCCATTGTGAATTTGGACCCAAGATCAGCACATAAGATCTGTGCTATTCACGCTTTCACAATGTGTTCTGGTGTGCCAGAGCTGTTGATGAACGGTGGAGTGATGGTGACCCGCGAAATGATCAGCGCAGGGATGGCGGACATTCCGAAGCAGTATTGGCCTGATATGCCTTCGGCTCCAGTAGCAAAGGCTGTTGATGGCGCGGCAGCCCTCCAGTGTTCAATCGAACCCCGGTATCTCCCAAACCGAACGAATTTCATCAAGAATCCCAATGCAGATGACCTGGCGAAGAAGCTTGGAACAGTTGTGAAGACTAAACCAGCTTACCTTCATCCAGTGACGATTGGTGACGAGAGGATCGATCCCTTGGTTAAGGGTCTGAGAAAAGTGTTACGACCAAATCATGCTGTTGACCCCAAGGATATCGATGATTTGCGAGAGTTTCTGACTGGACATCTTCTTCAGAATTATTCTGGTAGCAAACGAAGAGGCAGGATTCTATCACCTCACGAATCGATTTTCGGATCTGAAGAAGTGGAACCTCTGGATTTGTCAACCTCACCGGGATTTGGCTGGAAACCATTGCCCGGGAAAGCTGGCAAAACGACTTGGTTTGATGCTGAGAATGGAACGATCCATCCAGATTTCATTGAAGTGTACAATGCGAAAATGTCAGCATATAGATCTGGATCTGTGGCCTTCCCAACAATCTTTAGTGCCACTTTGAAGGATGAAAGGCGACCAATTGAGAAGGTGGAACAGGGAAAGACTCGTATTTTCTTTGCAGGACCCCAGGATTTTTCCGTGATGTTTCGTGTTTTCTTTTTGGATTTTATGAATTTTCTTCAGGACAATCGGATCTACAATGGAATTGCAGTTGGAATCAACGCGCTTGGACCTGAGTGGACAGACATGTACAAGTACTTGAGATCATTCTCACCAACAGTGTTGGCGGGTGATTTTGAGAACTTTGATGGAACGAATGCTCTGGCATTCCAAGATCTCTTTGTGGATGTCGCGAATGCCTTCTATGATGATGAGCATGATGAGATGCGGTGGAGATTGTGGCGTGATGTGACTCATGCGAACGTGGCTTTGCGTGATACTGTGATATCATTGGGACATGGTATGGCATCTGGTTGTCCTGCA